TGCGCGACTCTCGTCGCGCAACGGCTTAGGCCATTACTCCTACTGACTGGACTGTTACCATGGCTCGAACAAGACAAAGGTTAATTTCAAGAGGATCAGGCTCTGTGACCTGGGTAGAAAATGGTCAGGTTGTAGCTCAATACGAGCATGAACCTGTCATTGGCTCCCTTCACAAGGTTACTGATGCTTTTGGAGAACGTGACAACACATTTGATGTGGTGCACGTATCTCAACCGGTTCCTCTCAATGGCCCCTACGGGGCCAGTGGGCGTGACTATGTGTATAAGAATTTTACACCTGGTTACTTTGGAATACCGGAATATCCTAGTCCTGTCGAAGACGGATCTCGGCCATCTAACTATTACCTAGCTGTCCAACTTTTGTCAAAGACAAACCCATCAGGGTCTGTAATTGATGTTCCTGTAAGCCTCGTAGAACTACGAGAGTTACCGGATTTGGTTCGCAGATTTGGTAATACCCTACTCGAACGGATTGCCTCTGGCAATCTGAAATATGAGTTTGGTGTTAAGCCGATGATTGGCGATATTAAGGCACTTCTGGATTTCCAGAACCTTACCGACAATCGTTTGAAGCTCCTTAAGAGCATGCAAAGATCCCCCATGGTTCGGAAGGCTTCCCTTTGGTCTGGGTCGGTGAGTGAAGCTGGCGGTTATCAAAACCTCCAATCCACTCCACCATTCGCTTGGCTTGATAGCCAATTGATTCTCAAGACCACTACACGTCAAGTGTGGGGATACGCAACTTGGACACCGAGTGATGCTCTAAACAAGCATCCACTCTCGGATGAGAATTTGCGTAATATAGCACGTCGAGCCGTCTACGGGTTAACCGTAGACGCGTACACGGCATGGAATCTTATTCCATGGTCGTGGCTTGTCGATTGGTTTGGTAACATAGGTGACTACCTCTCTTCTCAGAGACGTATCATCGACATTTACCCTTCCACCCCTTCGATCTGCGAGACGAGTACAACAACGGAACTCTATAGGATCACGAATAGTGCTCCTTTAGGTGTTACGATGTCTCGTACCGTAGTTCGCAAGGGTCGTGCCAAAGCTTCCGCAGCCTTTCCTAGCGCATACTTGCCGCTCCTTACGGGGCGTCAGGTAGGTATACTTTCATCCCTTGCTGCGTTGCGTTCGCGGTAAGCAAACACAACGAAGACGATGTAACAGTGAAGTCACATCTCAGCAAAATGAAAGAACGAGCATGTTCGCCGATCCTATCACAATCACCATCAACTCTGTCGCAAAGGCCCTGGTCAAAATCAACCAGGACCAATACGGTTCTGAATACTTCCTTCGGGAAGCTACTCAGGAGTTCCGTCTCAAAATTCGGAATACGTCCTACAAGCCGGCTGGATCTCTCCAGCTGACTGATCGGCACAATTTCGAATTCGTGAACACGGTATACGCGACTGCTACAGTCCCGGCTATCGTCCGCAAGATCTACAGCGTTTTCGAGAATTCTCGAAATGATACGTCTGCAGATCCGTTGAACGTCTTCCTCGGTTTCGTCGCCTTTCACTCGTCGGCGAACCTTCAGAAGGCCCTTAACTACGAAAGTTAAGGACTTCTTGCAACAATCTGTTGCTTGAAGATTCGACAATCGCGCTTAGTTGCCAACTTTTGATGGTAGGATCACTGGAATCTAATCCCGTGAGGCCTAGATGAAAAGCCAGCTAAACGAAATGCTCGAGGTCTGGTGCGCGATCATCTCCGATGTCGCGCGCTCGTACGCTACTGCCAGTGTGGAGTTCACTCGCGACTGCGAGTGGGCTAAGCACAACACCATTTCTCGTGGTATAGGGTTCTTTACCCTAGACCTTCCTTCTCTGGATACGCATCTACTCTCCTTGTTGGAGAATGGACGTGTTCACTTCGAGGGCCCTTTAACAGGCCGTCGTAGTAAGAAGGACGTGAGGCCAAAGTTTCTTTGGTACCTCTGGTCGAGAATATGCGATGTAAATGGCTGCCTATTACGTGAACCCGATCCTGATTCCATCTTCTTTCTTCGTCAGGTCTCTTCGACCTTTAAGAAGTTAGAACTTGGTTGCCCCGATTGGCGTCTTCAAGAGACACTGAAAGGGTACCACCAAAATGATGGACGGATCGCACCTCCAATCCTGGATTGGACAGCAGACGATATTGAAGTGGACGATCGAATTAGATTCTCTAATTCTTTTCTTCCGGGAGACACTCCCCTGTTCTATACAGGAGACGCTCCACACAATCTTCCATACCGTCGGTTCCTGCAGCGCCTCGATCGAGTTGCTGCAGTCCTTGTATCAGAATTAGGATCCTTTGACTCTATGTCAGAGGACTCTTATGATACAGGGTCGTTTAGGCATGGACCTGGTGCTGTCTCTAACCTTAAGTCGAATGCGTATAAATACGCATTCCCTTACTGGTCAGAGAAACTCGAAGGAACTTTTCCCTTCGACTGGTGTTCTGGCGCTCCGATTGGAAGCATTCCTAAGTCAAACTTGGAAATGCCATCCAAACTCTGCGCTGTTCCTAAGACAAGTAAGGCTCCTCGCCTTATTGCTTCTGAACCGGTAGAACATCAGTGGTGCCAACAAAAGATTGCGACTTGGCTTGACTCTCGTTTTTCAAAAACGATTGCCGGTCTATTTCTCAATCTACATTCTCAGGATCACTCCCGAGAACTTGTTGTCACCTCATCCCTGAATCGTAGTCTTTCGACTATTGATTTGTCGAACGCCTCTGACTTACTGTCATGCCGACACGTTGAAAGCATGCTCCGGGTAAACCCGGGTCTGCTACGTGCTGTTCATGCAGTTCGTACTAGAGTCCTTCGTGATCCGTACTCCAATAGCTTTATCAAGCTAAGGAAGTTCGCATCTCAGGGTTCAGCACTTACGTTCCCCTTAGAATCGCTTTTCTTCCTTTGTGTAGCACTGGCCTCGGCTGGTGCTTCCACTCCGGGAGAAATTCGAGCCTTAAGGAATAAGGTCCGAGTGTTCGGTGACGATATCATCGTCCCGAGCTATGCGTATGACGACGTGGTGCAAAACCTCACGTCTCTTGGATTAAGTGTCAATAAGAACAAATCGTTCTCACTTGGTCACTTCCGAGAGTCGTGCGGCCAGGATAGTTGGAATGGCTATGACGTCACTCCTACTAAGCCTAAGCACCTCGACGCAGACACGCCTGAGCACGTATTATCGATGCTAGAGTTTTCTAATAACCTCTATCTTAAGGGGTTATGGATCGCTTCAACAAAGGTAATGGAAATGCTCCCTTCTAGGTTTAGAAGGGTTGTACTTCCTCACGTCTCAGACGTTCCAGCGCTTCTCACTTATGGGGTTGCAAAATATCCACCAGTTAAGTGGAGTGAGCAGTACCATTATGAGTACTTCGATATGCACACGATTAAACGTAATGCAAGTCGGAGAGCACTGGACAGCAGCGATTCCTTGCGTGAACATTTCACGCGTAAGTATAGCGGACAGAATCCGCGTACACTCGGAATTGCGAAGCGGACTACGGCAAAATTTGCCGTAGCCAGGGTCGCTCTAACAAGAGCCAAGAATTTTATCTTCCTTTAACAAAAGGAAGGAATTCTTTCTGGG